TCCTCATTTAGTTTATGTTCAGTTTGTATGTTGATTGGTTGTTTTGTACGAGCAAAATGTATGTATTTAGCTTCATTAGTGTTGTTTTTGGAAGTATTCAACAGTTGCAAGGAAAAGTATTCCTTAGGTGCTTTGTAAACATTGTAGGTAAGTATGGCTGTGTATGAATTGCCTTGTATTGTTGTGGTCTTCCTCTCTACATATGAGCCTAGCATTTGTCCTGGTGCAAGTATGTAATAAATGTCAGCTGTAACTGGAGCTTGCCATGTAAAATCTGCTGTCTCTGGTGCTCCTGTACTGCGAGTAGCTGTTTCTAGTTCCCATATTGTGTATGCTTCACCTGAATCTATTAGAAATGCTTCTGGATCGAATACTGTGTATGTTGACTTTGCACCTGTATCTGTAGCTTGTAATTCTAAAGCTTTATTGGTTGTTAAACCTGTGTAATTTATGGGTATTTTTGTTGTCACAGTGTTAGTTGTTCCTGTACTTATTGATTGAAATCCCCATGTTGGTGTTTCAGCTGCTACAGTTATTGGTGTCTCATTGTAGTAAGGAACTAATTTGTTATCTTCTATCTCAACATTGATATACGCTCCAAAAGGTATTTCTGTGTTTGTGGCTATGTTGATAATTGTATTATTCATTTTAGGCTGTAGTTGAGAATAGGTAATCAGACCTGTATTGTGAAATTGATTTGTGGATCCTATGGGATTTTTCAACTCAAATGACCATGTTACGTAAAAATACCCAGGTATGACGCGTTGATTGTTAATATTAGTGCAACCTATTGCTATGGCAATAAATATAAATGGGTTAGTCTGTTGAAAATCACCTCCTATCTTGTATAAATTGAATGGTAGGTTGCTTTTTGGTCTGATTGATGTGGAATGTGGTGTGTAACATTGTGTAAGAAAACCTCCATTTGATGTTCTCAATGATTGTTGTATACTATTATTGGCTATACCATCATCCCATACAGTACCACCTATTACATTACCTTGCTGAGTTACAGCGCATATAGGTATATAGTTAACCTTGAATTTAATTGGTCGGTAGTTTTGGTAACCTGATGCTAATGCTGCTATTCTAGTGCCTGTCCAGTATACTGGGTTTGCTGGTATAACTGCTATAACATTGGTGCTCTGGATTGGTGCTACTAAGCTATCAGGTATTGGGTATATTAAGTCTCTTCCTGTAACTCTAACTGAATTACCTTGTTGACGTAGTACTGTGAATTTCTTCCTAAGAGTTAAAGCTGAAGCTGCTGCTATTTTCTTTCCGCGTATCACATTTGCCCGTTTTGTTCTGTTATTTGGTAATCTTAGTGTTTTGCGTAATCTTTTAACAGTTCTTTTAGGTCGTTTAGATTTTCTAGTGTTGTTCTTAGTTGATTTAGCTTGCATTTATTTAGCCCCACAATGGTTTTTAGTTCTTCTATGTCTATCTCTGCATTTATTTGTGAATTTATCCATCTTAACTCTTGAATTGTATTTGTTGTAGTTCGTGCTCTCTCTATTCTCTGGACATTTTCCCAGTATGATTGGTGTATCATATTAATATATTGTTCTCTCCCTGTTGTATTCATATATTGATATAACCGCATATTTATCTTAGGGGTGTATCCCAGTTCGATATAATCTATGTGTTGTTTACTTTCCATTTTGATAATTAACTCCTGAGCTTTATTTATCTTATGTGAGTATTTCTTGCATGCTCTTTTGTGGTAATTATAATCGTTTTTGTGTTTTTCATGTAATATAATTGCTTGATTAATATGTGCTTTTGCCATTGTGTCAAAAACATCTATTCCAGGGTAATTAGCTATGTAACTCTCGGCTAAATCTATATGATATTGTATCAGTTCAACCACTGATTTGCCTTTTGTTTTTATAGCATGTGTGCCTTCAAGTGGTAATTTGGCTGGGTCACGGGTAAGTGTTATATGATCAAATGATTTGTACCATGCTCTTAACGAACAAAACTTGAATGAGTCAGGACCTCCAATGTCTAAAAATTTGCATATCTGTCCAAGCCCTCCTTGTCTATCATCTAGTATTTTATAATCACCTGAAGGTTTTGGAAGGAAATATTTATTGTATATTGATCTTATGAATTCATCACTAACATGCTCTCTGTACAATACTGAAAAATCATCTCCTTTTGAGAATACTACGAAATCCTCTCCATATTTCAGCCCTGAGGCTTCGTTGGCAAATCGATTATACATGGCCATCCTGATTGTATTTGCAAGGGTGGTATCACAATCACCTGAAAATACTGTCCCTAGTACTTTATATGTTAGATATGTCACAGGTGGCCCATATTTTCTCCTATACTTTACATCCATTGTCTTGTAATGTAGGTTTGATGCCATTTTAAAATCATCTTGATTACAATGATATATATATTTAGAAACCCTATTGTATATATATCTGTCGAGTGCTTTAAGTGTCACATCTTGTGAATTATCGAATGCAGAACCATCTCCTTCAACAACTTTAGTAAATCCCTGGTCTATCAATTGGTTAATTTCATCCTCCATTTGTGTAAGATTTTTATTTCCGCAGTAACCTTTTAAGTGTTTGCAGCATATTTCCTCTAATTGCCAGGTAACTGGTCCCATTATGTACTTAATCCTTTGCGGTATAGAACACACCATTCGTGGCTTTCCATCTAGTCGTTGTATCTCTGCTTTTACAATAGCTTCATAATGCCATGACAGTATGTTTTCTATTTCAAGAGGTGTGTATGTTAAGTAAAAGTTTGTTGGATCAGTATAATACATCATGATGGGATCTATGGCCTTTTGTTTGCCTAGTGATAAGTGGTTATACCACTGTGCAGCATCGTAATTGAAATTATCTAAGTATTCGCCTATCTCTTCTTCTATTTTCTGAGTGGCATATTGTATGAATTGTTTTTGTATAATAGGATCTGGTGTTGGTGCTGTTTTAATTTGCCTTTTGGCTGCTGCAAATAGTGTTTGTTTAGACTTACCATACATCATTAGTTGGGGTTCTAAATCATAGTCTTCTCCTAGTATTCGTTGGAATGCTGTCTTCCCTTCATCTATTTCAGGTGCTATGTCAGCTACTTTTATATCATTTAAGGTATCCATGTATCTTCTGATTGCTCGAGGCAGTGTTGATTTGAATTCTTGTAGTTCTGGATGTTTGAGTTCCATGATATGTTTGAGCTCTGTATCTTTTATGTTAATGAGTAATCGTGGAAATCCTGCCTCGTGAGTTGCTGTGTAGGTGTTTGGATTTTCTTGTATGTACCCCATATATTCGAGATCCTTCATGATGTTAATGTCTTCTGGTAGTATGGCGTATTTTGGTATGACTTTAAGACTGGGATGTAAATTATGGTTGAATGTATTGATACTATGGCAAAAACATGTGTTATTGGGTGATGCGTGCTCTTCTATATTAGTAGAAAAGTAGGTGAAGGCGTATTCTTTCATGCCGTTCCCTACTACATTGTGGGGCTTTAGTGAAAATTTTGTTGGGATGTTGAGTCAGATCCCTTTTTACTCTTTTTAAGCCCATAGTGTTTGTCATTTATGTCCTGTGTGGTTGTTGATGATTGTACTTGTATATTAGATGTGAGTTGTACTGTTTTTATTTCATAACCCATAAATGTTCTGTAGAACCAATTTGATATTCTTCTGAATATGTTATATTTTACGTCTGTAATTTTCTCTATTTCAAATTCATCCAATTTCATAGAGTTTATTAAATTGGTCATATTACTCTTATACAACACGGAAATTGCCTTCTCTTCCTCTAGAATATCTTGCATTATTTTGGCAATCATTGGAATCAGCTTGTCAGTTATTGATAACTTGGGGCATTGTTGTTGTGCAAATGCAATCATATCCTTGATAAATATTTTGTCTATCTTATCTGCTAGCAAGAACTTAGATTGTATTTTATTAACCAATTCTATTGGGATTGCTGTGTCGTATGCTACTTGATATTTTATATTAGGCGCATCCATCCTATACACTGTTGTTTTGTTCTCATTTGTAACAGTTTTTGTGAAAAAATAGGTACCGTCCTTCTTAATAACATAATTTTCTGGTATTGTAACTACCTGTTGTGCAAGTGTTAGTTTGCCCTCTGTACTATTTGTTTTAAATGATGCTAAAGGATTCTGTCTACAATGTATTTTATATAGGACATCATTTATATATTGGTCATTGTTAGGCTCGCGACACTCTCTTGTATAATGCTCAGATATTTGCACATCTATTATGGATCTGGCATATCTTGCAATTGTGTTAGGTCTTGCATCATGGTTGTTCTGTATGTATTTGTTGACTTCACGTAAGTATATATGTGCCTCACTATTTAATATATCTCCTGTAAGATAATCTGTTGCTACTGGATTAGGAAATTTCTGTATTTCAAATCTGATGTAATAAGTAGCTCCACAGTCGAATCTTTCAACAGGCACCATTTTTAATATGAAATCTGGGTTCGTTGCTTGTGGTAGTATTAGGTCTGATTTCATATTTGCATGTAAATATTTCATATACCTGAGTGAGTGTACATACGGGTAATGGTTGCCTTTCATTTTCATAACCATAGCACAGTCATCAATCATGTATCTTGTGGTATTTGGATTATAAGTGTTCGGAGATACAGTAACTTCCCCTTCTATTATGTTGTCAAATTGTATGAAATGTGTGTCATTATCAAGATATTTAGGCACATGAGCAGTTCCCACCATTATTGCTCCCCTGTAATTGATCTTGTCTGCTATTCTATACAAGTCGTCATTTGTTAAGTAATAAATTACATCTGTTAAATTTATCAATACATCATGATTTATTTCTCTGTCTTCATGATCCTCATTCTCACTTTCTTCTGATTCTTCATCTTCTGAGTTATTTGAGTTGTTTATTTGGTGTTGTGATTGATTATCCAGTACTTCCTCATTTGCCGGTCTATTCAAATCATCATCTGGCCTGATGTTGAAATATTCTTGTAATGTTCCCTCAAAAAGTTGGTGGTGGGTTGGTTGGTTACGTCTAGCTCTTATTATGTTTTGTGTTCTAGTTTGCTGCTCGATTGGTTGTGGTATGTCAAAGACCTGTTCTTCTCCTTCATAATGCTTGGTGAATCTGATATTTTTGCTTTGTTTTTCAAATACATACATTTGGTTTTTCAACTGTTTAGCTTCATTTTCTGACAAGCAGTTATTCAAATTAGCATTAAAGTTTTCAATTTTTGACCTGCAATTTAATTGTCTCTCTTCATCATCTGCAGATAAACTAGGAGTTAATTGTATTGTTGGTATACCTGATAGTGCTATTCTTGAATCGTTTATTCCTAGGACTTTTCTAGTAAAACTAAATCCGCAAAACTCGTTTTCGTCCTTAAAATATTTTATTTTCTCTGTAATATTTGCATTCTCAGCAATTGATCTAATCCAATGGGATATATTATGTTGATTAGTATTCTTTACTGGGATTATTGGTTGGTATTTTGGCTTGTATTCTTTCATATAATTATTATAATCGGCATAGGGTCGGAAGTCTCTCCCTGTTACTTGTGTTAAGATCTCAGCAGTTTTCTTCTCTTCTGGTTGTGGGTATTTATAAAAATCATAATAAGTTTTCAGCCTATTCTGCAAAAACTTTGTAGTTGTGTTTATAGTCTCATCTGAGACTGTGTCACTCCTGGTGCAAGCACCATGAGTGTTAGAATTTTTAGCAAAATTCTTT